CGCTTGAATCGGAACCACGTCTGAACATAGATGTGCAACACGTGTCTCAGGTCTAAAAGTAAATCCTTTCTGTTGTAGTTCGGCACATTTAAGAGCACGTACCAGCTCATGATCTAACCTCATCTTCTCCTCTTGTCTTGCTGCAATACGTCTGCATTGCTTTAATCCTTTTCTGTCAAGAGGAACCATGAAGTTAACTTGAAATCCCCAGTTCTCATTTAGTTGATAACTTGAGGGGTATAGACCTTCCATGTTTTCTTTCTCAGAGTATGGGTTGATATGGTTGCCCATGTAAAAAGGCGAAAAGGTCATAGTCGCCCCATTACATGAGATTCCACTACCATAGTTCTGTCGTGATGGTGCTCCGTTATTCTGGAACTGCACCGCACTGTTGGTCACATTGCCCGTTGCGGCTGCAACCGGGTTGGCATTATTCGTGACTTCTGGGTCAGTCTCTGTTGCTAGAACAGGACTTACTGTGAGAAGACTGATAAGGATGTAGTAGTAGTATTTATAGTGTAGTCGATTGTTGTGTCGATTTGCTCTACTAGACCGGCGGCTCTTGTTACTGTTTCCATGTTCCAAGGCTTGGTTACATCTTTGACGGAGAATGTTGTATCTGCTGCTAGAATGTTTCCAGAAGGCTCGACATTGCTTCCAGACCAGCTCTTGAGGGCTGTTCCGAACTTCTGTGTCTTTATGACTTCCTTCACTGTTTGGGTAGTTGTTGTCGTTGAGTTCATTGACCCCTGTGTAAAGTTCGGGGTTATTGTGTTTGCTCTTGCAGCTGCGGGTGACAACAGAGCTAAGAGAAGAATCCATTTCTTCATTGTTTTGGTTTATTTGGTGTTTGTGTATTGCCATTCTTTTTATTACTGTTACCTGTAGACAATCCGAATGTTGCTAGAGCTCCAGTAAAAATCGAAGCGACAAATGTGATGTCGGATGATGCTCCTAAAGGTTTCTTAACCATAGGTAGCTCGACATAGTTTAAAGTGATGATAAATCCTGACCAAATAACAACACCCAAGCGTACCATTGCACCAAGGATCTGCATTTGTTCATCGTGGTCATCAACATTTTCTTTTAATTTTGTTAGTAAACCTTTCTTTGGTTCGTCAGGTTTTAGGCTTTTTGCTTCCACTTATTTTTTTCCATAACGTTTTTAATATGGGTTTTAAAATCTTAACTACCCATTTAAAAGCGGCTGTAGCTGTAAGGGTGGCTGCTACAGAAATAACTGCCGTAGTACCAGCTGTAATAAGTATCTCACTTTCTGGTACTGGCATTTTGATATTCACAACAGGTATATTGACTTGGTTGATACCAGATGGCGTTTGACTTGCACTAGATCGTGCACCGCCTGTAGTTCTTGGTACAACTCCTGTTGGAGCTCTCAGATCACTGGGTGGAACAACCAAAGGAGTATACTGTGGTATATCTCCTATAGGTAACTCAAACTCAAAACTTGGGAAATCAAAGGCTTCGGGTAAATATAAAACCGGTATTTCCATAAGTTAAAAGTTAGCTAGGTTCTGTCGGCCAAGTGATGTTATCTGGATCTGACTGACTAGGTACATCTCTGAGTGCCTGACGATATGTCTTCCAAGCATCAGATAATGTAAGATCACTACCAGCTCTCCAGTCTGTTAACTTAAGTTTTTCGTTTCTTTGGTTTCTTATATTTTCCCACTTTCTTGCAAGAATTTCAGCATCCGTAGGTTTGCTCGCTTCCAATGCTGCAATTTCTTCGTCTGTCATTTTAATGGTGACGCCATTTAACATTTTATACATTAGCTTGTTAAATATTTATAAAGTAAAATTTGTGTGCCTTGTACTAGATTGTAACCGGGATAGCTTGAAAATTGAACCCCGTATACTCGACTACCCCCGGGCCAGTGAGAAGCAATTACTTCAGTTTTGTTGTACCAATCGTGAGGTGTAAATCCCCTATAATACAAATTACTATAAGTAGGTAAGCTATGAAATTGCATCATAAACGCATGTCGTTTACTTAATAGTGATGTATCTGCTATTATTGGTTGAGATGCCTGTTGTGTGGTGCTTTCATTGTTACCCTCAAAGTTTAACCATTTAGTCATTACAGGTGAATTATTTGAATCTAAAAGTGCAATTCGGAAGTCTTCACTATATTGAGATTGTAAACTTTTACCAACTATAAGATAATTAGTTTTATCTTCTAGGTTAGTAAATTGTATCTGTCCTACGGAAGTAGCTCCTACTTCTGCTTTTGAAACTAATTGAAAACCTGCTTTTGTTGCTGGAAGAGGGGCGGGAAATCTAGCACCCGGTAAATTTCCTGATGTTAAATTAGAAGCATCTAAGTTAGTAAGATCAGGTTCAGCAATAGTTGCATACTCTAACTGTCCAGTAGCAGTAGCTCCGCTACCTGTAACAGTTTTTACTTTTAAATAATTATCTGTAGCAATATTATTATCTGGTAAAACCATAGTGTAAGATTGCCCTGCACTATGAGCTGGAGATTTGATTGTTACTCCGTTAGTTCCATTATTAGAAAGAAGTTTTAATGCACCATCCGTGCCTCCAGCACCTTTTACTTCTACGACACCAGTACCGTTAGGAGCTAACTTTACATTTTGGAAACCTTCTAAGGTATCCACTTTTATTTTAGACATTAGCTTTCATTATATTTGTAAAGGACAAACTCAGTATGGGGCTGAAAGTAATTAGTATTACCATAGTATTGCGAAGCTACTAATCTTAAGTTCCTTATTTGCCTATTCTGACCGTGTGGCATGCTAGCACGAATTTCAGTTTTAGTGTATCCGTCCGCATGACCACCCCATAAAAGCATCCAAGTTCTTTTCCAATGGTTAGCGTTAGGAGTCGCCGGAAGAAGGGGGTTACCAACACTATCATAATCTTCACCATTAATAATGTCTGCTTCAAACCAACCATAGTAAGCTGGCTGGAATAAATTTATTGTACTAACAGTGTGGTATGCCCAACTGTCATTAGATCCATCATACCTAGTAATTGTTACATTGTAATTGTTATTACTCTGATCTTGCCAAAGCATATCATGATATACTACATAACCCCATGGGTCGCTATATATGTTTCCTATAAGTTTATATGCTGTGTTTGGTTGTAATGTAAAATCTACATACTCAATTGTATTGAAAGAAGTTATAGTACTTTTTGAAACTAATTGAAGGCCACCTCCAGTTGCTCCAGTCATACTAATTCTATCACCCGGAATAGTTCCGGTAGTAAACTCAGAGGCATTTAGTTGTGTTATATCAGGTTCTGCTATTGTTGCAAATTCTAGCTGACCCGTAGCAGTAGATCCACTACCAGTTATAGTATTTACTGTAAGAAATTTATCAACTGCAATATTATTATTTGGTAAAATTAATGTATAATTTTGTGCAGCTGTATCATTAGGTGATTTAATTTTTACATTATTAAGTTGTTGAGAATCATTTAACTGTAATGTAGCATCATTGTTCTCACTTGTTACTTCTACTACACCAGTACCGTTAGGAGCTATTTGTAAGTTTCCATTAGTTGATAAAGCTTCTACATCATCAACTTTAATTGTTGACATAATTAACTCTCCGCATATTTGTAAACTAAAATTTCAAGATCTGATTGAATATTATAATTATTAGATGACCTAAGCCTAAATCCATTTACTTTGGCATATGTATCAGTTTGGTTTGGATCATTGTTAGTGTTAGCAATTGAGTTGGAATAATTATAATCACCCCAAATGAGACAATAACCATACATTGATGGGTAAGAGTTTATGTTGCCATGAATCCATGCATGTGAGCCGGTATAAAGATCAAAAAAACCTGATTGTTTTGAATACCAAAAAGTTCCATTATAAAATCGCCACTCATGATTACCACCTAGTTGATAGTGAGTAGGTCCGTAGGCTATATTTAGATTTTGACAACCATATCGGTTTACGGGTGATGTTTCGTTATCAACAAATGGGTGTATATAAATTTCATCAGCAGAAGCAAATGTAAATCTTTTTAAAACAAATCTATAAAGTCTGTCGTAATCAAGCCCTGTTTCATCAATATATGTGACAGCCGTAGATGTTGTTATTTTTTTAACAAATTCAAATCCACCAGCAGAAATTCCAGTTAATGCTGAACCGTCTATTGCTGGTAGAGGGTTAGGAAATCTAGCATCTGGAATAGTACCAGACGTTAAGTTCTGTGCATTTAATTGTGTAAGGTCTACAGGTAAATTTGTTAAGTTTGCCCCATCACCTGTAAAGGATGAAGCAGTACAATTACCATTAACAGTGACTCCAGCATTACTAAGACTTATTGTAGAATTAGAATGCTGTGTGTGTTGAATAGTATCTACTTTTATCTTTGACATTAGCTTTCGTTATATTTGTAAAGTAGTAATTCGTCTCCGCCTTGGAAAGAAATAAATGGATAATACGGGTCGTAAGGAAAAAGTCTTAGTCCATGTATCTGCCTACTAGCATAAGTACTATCAAATGATGCATAAGTTTCATTTTTACTGTTATTCCAGCCGGGGTGAAATGCGTCAAATATCATCCAAGCTATACTTCCCGTAGCATGACCAGTCCCAGATCCTGTACAAAAGTCTGTTATAAAAGCATAACCCATTTCATTACTTCCGCAGTGAAGTTCTAATTCCCCTTGGTTACCAGCAGAGTTGTGTGAGTCACTACCGTATCGCCAGTAGTTGATATAAATTCCATTAGTATAGGGACTACCTGTTGAGTCTAACCATTTCATTCCTAAGCGTGAGCTTTCTCCATCATAATACGTAGTGTCAGTAAAATCAACATACTTACCTACTAATCTGTACATTGAATCAGACTCAAGACCTGTAATATCTACTGAACGAATATCACTATTGGCAAAAGTTATTTTTTGGATTAATTGAAGCCCCGCACCAGAAGTAGCTGGCACACCACCAGTTGGAAATCTAGCGGCAGGTACTGTACCAGATGTTAGGTTGGTTGCATCTAAGTTAGTAAGGTCTGTAGATGGAATATCAGTATATTCTAATTGACCGACTGCATTAGATCCACTACCAGTTACACTTTTAACTTTTAGTATTTTACTTGCTGCTATTTGGTTATCTGGTAAAACCATTGTATAGTTTTGACCCACACTATTAGGGGGAGCTTTTAACTTGACGCCGTGACTTTGTGCACTGCAATTAAGTTGTAAAGTACCATCATTACCTCCATTACCTTTAATCTCTAACGCTCCATCAGGACTTTTAGTAACTACTTTTATATCTTGATTAGTACTTATTGTTTCGATTTCATCGACTTTTAGTTCAGCCATAATTTTAAATATTTATACAAAGGTCACTGATGAACCAGAAGTCACTGTTAAAGTGGCATTCATAGTTAAAGGGGTAGCAGATATATAGTTATTACCAGCTGTTGTAGTAAAATCATTATCCATTGCATTTTCAACTTCCATGAATAATTCTTCATTATTGCTACCAACTAAACCACTAGCCATGCCAGTCAAAGCTGAACCATCTATTGCTGGTAAAGCTCCTGTTAAGTTAGCTGATGGTAAAGTACCAGAAATACTTAAATTACCTGTTAATGTTGCACCAGTAGATGTAATCTCTAACTTAGTGTTACCTTGGTCTTGTAACTTGATACTTCCTGTACCAGCTGAGTTTATTATTGAATCTGTAGTGTTATGGAAGATTTCTAAATCGTTACCTGTACCATAACTAGATTTAACATTATCATTATGACTGTTATTACCTGAAAATGTATTACCAGTTGTAGTTGCAAAGTTACCAGCAGCTGTTACACCACCTTGCCAAGCACCACCATTGTAAACTTGTAATTCGTCTGTAGTAGTATTAAAATATAAATCACCTTCAGCAAGGGCATTTCCTCCACCATCTGTAGTTGGGTCAGAACTTGCTATTTGGTATTTATCATTAAAGTTATTTATGTCAGTTAAATTATTAGCTGCTGTATTAACATTTGCTATAGATCCGCCAACATTATTTACATTAGCTATATCAGTAGCAACTGTATTAATATTACCTATGTTGCTATTAGCAGTATTTATATTAGTTATATTACTACCAACATTATTTATATTGGTTATATTACTAGCAACTGTAGTTACCTCTGTAGCCTTTGGTACTAATCTGTGAAAAGTATATGTATGTAATGTAGCTGTAGATTCTACTAAAAATCCAAAACCTTGACCGATTGTAAGTGGTACACCAGTAATAGTAATGTTTGCGTTACTACCGACATTACCATTAGTTATAGTAATGGTTGTACCGGTTGGTACTAAATCTGTTGTAGCTGCTTTAATACTTATAACAGCTGACTGTCCTGTAGCTCCTTGTGGATTTGTATCAGGAAAGTTGTTTTCGTCTGTTTGAACATTAAAACCACCAACCTCATCAACTAAGTCAATAATACGTGCATCAATTGCACCTGTAGTAGCAACATAGCTGTCGTTTGCAGTCCATGGAACTCCGCTTGCAATAGTTTCACTACTGTCTTGCCTAAAGTATAAAGCGTCTAAATCTACCGATCCGACAGAAGTTACATGACCTTGAGCTGATATATTAATATCTTGAATTACATTACCACCAGTATTATTTACATTGGTGTTTGCACCAGTAACGTCGTGATTGATAGTTACCTGACCATTACTAGCAGTCTTTGATAAATCAGTGCCAGCTAATACATCTGTTTCAATAGTAGAATCTAATGTTTGTTTATTAACTGCATCAGTAGCATTAACTGGATCACCGAGATCAGTAATTTTATTATTACCAAGATTTAAAGGACCAGTAAAAGTACCTCCAGTCGTTGGGAGATACCTTTGGTTTACCTCTTGTGTAACGTATAAGTTTTGTGTAAAGTTCTCGTTTAGATCTTCTGATTTGATTGCCGATCCAGCATAAAATGTTGCTGTTAGTTCATCAACTGTGGTTTTTCTGAGTATTCTAATTAAAACTCCATTAGCTGGAGCTGTCGCTACTGGTGGTGTAGCCCCGTTATTCAATTGTATGGTCGTAGCATTAACAAACGTAAAGTTAGTTGTTTCGACCCCATCGAGACTTACTGTGACGTCCGATGTCTTAAGATATGGAAATGTGAAATTGTAATTGGTCTGTGAACCATTACTTACATAGTTGTTTTCTGTAACAGCACTCATTGTGGTTACTTCCTCATGTTAATTAAATTTTGAGTGGCTTGGTTTCGGTTTTGTGCTCTTATTGCACCCTGTACATCACCTTCTTTCATACTTTCATTAGCTCTTTGCTGATTTAGTATAACTGATTCGATGTCAGGTCTTTGTCGTAATAATTTAAGCTCTGCTATTTTCTGAGCATTTCTAACAATGTTGTTAATCTCTTTAAATACAGGTAACTTGTCTGTATGTAGTTTAACACGCTCTTCGCTAAAGTCAGAATTATTTTGACGATATAATTTAAGTTGTTCTATTTCTTCTTGATACCTCGGATTATTAATAATACGTTCTAGCTGTAAATACATTTGTTGCTCACCAATATATTTATTAATAAGCTCACGTTCTTCTGGTGTATATTCGTAAGATCCTGTAGAATCTTTCTTCAACATTGACAGTCCGTTCCAGCCAGTTTCTTGTAACCATACTCTCCAAGGCTCTCTTGTACCACTTACTTGTACAGGACTGATAGCATTAAGCATTCTTAAAAATGGATTGTCAACATCATTAAGTGGCTGACCTGTCCATATATCTATCTGTTCTGGAAGTGTACTTGAAAATCCGGGTAGTCTATTTTTGACAACAGAAACAACTTCTGCTTCAATGTCTTTCTGTGATGATGTAATAGCATTACTTAGTACACCAGCTCCACCAGATAGTGGTAAGAAAGATCTAAGTGTATTAGCAGTAAGTCTACTCCAACCTGTTAAGTCACCGTTAGTAACTGATATAAGTGGTTCTAAACCTTGTAAAGGTGTTTGGTTTAAAAATGTAGCAGCTACAGTCCATGTCAATTTAGACATAAAGTTTTCTAGGAATGATTCATCTAAATCTCTAGCATAGTATGCCATATCACCTAGAGGTGCTAGCACATGCTCGATACCTATAATACCTTCATAGCTTACCCAAGAATCACCTATTCTTACAGTCTTAGGTTCATAACCCATCTGGTTACGTTCCTTGTTTCTACGTGATGCGTTATAGTGTCCGTTACCACGTATGTTACCACCCATAGCATATTGCCATAGTGTACCAACTAACATGCTACTAAACGCCATTCTACCTGTATACTCAGCTCTTAGGTTTTCCCATATAACTCGAGCATTAGGTGTCTTAGCCATGTCAACGCCGTGCTCTAATAAAGCAGCAGCGATGTCATCATCTGTTTTTGCATATAGAGTTTTACTATATTTATTGATTCCGGGTATTAGAGTGATAGGAGTCCACGAAGATGCAGCTTTGATATAGTTACTACTTGTACGTGGGAACATCATTAAGAACTTAACAAAAGGGTATGCAGTAGTACCTTGGTTAATCCAACGTGCTAAACCATCATCTAAGTTAAGTTGTACTTCTCCAGCAGTAGCTCGTAGTACTTGATCTTTGATTAGACCATTATCGTCAAACATTGACTTATAATGAAT